CTGGATGAAAACAAAGAAGGCGTCAGCTACGAAATCACATTCAAAAGCGCAGACGAAGAAAAAATCGACCGAATAAAAGAACTTTGGGAGGCGTTAGATGTGGCGGAATGATGTTCTTGTATGCGAAATTTCGGGAAAGCGGCCAGGCACGTCAAAGCAGCGGCCTACTGAAAAATACGCGATTGAGTACGACAAGTGCATCATATCAAACAATTCCGAGGGCTATGAAACAGATTGGGAGATCGTAAACGTTCCAGAAGATTACCGGAACTATTACATCGAAAATTTGAAGAACAGCGACAATGCGTGGTACGCTCCGATGAATCGGAGTTATGCAATCAAGTACGCACGCGAACGCGGATATAAATATCTTATTCAGCTTGACGATAATATCAAAAGCATTGATATTGCATACGTCAAGAATCTGGAAGATGGCAAAAGCGCTGTATATCGAAGCGGCACACGGCATGATGCCATAAACGATTTTATAGACTTCCTTGTGACAGTGCTGGAAAACACAAACGCAGGAATGGCCGGAATGAACATGAGCGGAATCGGAACACCGTCCGGCACGTATTTGAGCGAGTGCTTTTGCTACTCGTTCTTTGCGCTGAAACTCGATATTGTGCCGGATGAATTTCACGGCGACTTTGAGGATGATATCGAGTACAGGTTGAAACTGGCGCAAATGGGCATTCCGGCAATACAAGCGCCGTGGTTGCGATACTCAAAGACCGGTCAAGGCGGGACAAAAGACCAATCCGGGTGCAGGAAAGAATACATCGCGGCTGGCGTGAAGCGCGGCGAGCATATGCGCAAATTGTACGGTGACGTATATTCTTGCGGCATGGTCGGAAAGGCCAATACAACGGCGCAAACAAATCAGGCAGGGCGCGCATTGTTTAAGCATCGGCTGAAACCTGTGAAAGTAGGCATCATGGTGCGAAACAGAAAAGCCATTGACGAAAAGGCGCTGGCGATTTTGAAGAAATACGCCAAGCCGGTGCGCGATGAATGCAAGGTAAAGGTGAAGAGGGTGAAAACCAGTGGCAAGACCGAGCAAAGAGATCGACCAGAAGCAATTTGAAAATCTTTGCGGCCTGCAATGCACGTATCAGGAAATTTGCGATTGGTTTGGGGTCACAGATAAAACTATAAACGCTTGGTGCAAACGAACATACGGGATGAGTTTTTCCGAGGTTTTTGCGCAAAAAAAAGGAAACGGGAAAATATCTCTGCGCCGAGCGCAGTGGCAGGCGGCTCAGAAAGGCAATGCAAGCCTTTTGATTTGGTTAGGCAAGCAATACCTTAACCAGACGGAAAACCCGATGCAGGACGCGGCAGGCGGCGAAGAGAGCAAGGTGTTTGAAGTTCCGGCGCGGCTTATCTCTGCACCGTTTTTGGATGTTCACCGCGACATTACAGAGCGCGGCCACATGGAATATGTGGAAAAGGGCGGGCGCGGTTCTGCGAAGTCTTCCTTTATCAGCCTTGAGATCGTCTCGCTTATCAAAAACAATCCCACGATTCACGCAGTCTGTTGCCGCAAGGTCGGTAACACGTTGCGTGATTCTGTCTATTCACAAATCGAGTGGGCTATTGGTGAGCTGGGTCTGGATGCGGAGTTTGAACGCACAAAGAATCCGTTGGAGATCACCTATAAGCCGACAGGGCAGAAAATCTATTTCCGTGGCGCAGATGACCCTATCAAGCTCAAATCCATCAAACCGCAATTCGGTTACATCGGCATACTGTGGATGGAAGAGCTTGACCAGTTCGGCGGCGATGAGGAATGCCGAAACATCCAACAGTCGGTGATTCGCGGCGGCGATGAAGCCTATATTTTCAAGTCGTTCAACCCGCCGAAAGCAAAGAACAACTGGGCGAACTTGTATGTGGAGCAGCCAAAGGAAAACAGGTTGGTTACGCACACAGATTACCGTTCTGTGCCTAAAGCGTGGCTGGGCAAGGCGTTTCTGGATGAAGCGGAATATTTGCAGGGCATCAATCCAACGGCGTATGAGCACGAGTATTTGGGCATCGCAAACGGCAACGGCGGCATGGTATTCGAGAACGTTGTCGCCGAGATGCTGACCGATGAACAGATCAACGCATTTGACCGTGTACTGAATGGCGTGGACTTTGGTTATTTTCCCGACCCGTGGGCGTTCAACCGTTGCCAGTATGACGCGGCGCGGCGGATCCTCTATATTTTCGATGAACTGACCGAGCGCAAAAAGGTCAATCAGGAAACGGCGAAGGTGCTGCAAGACCACGGCATCACGCGCGACGATAAGCTGACCGTAGACAGCGCAGACCCGAAAGATGCAGCGGACTATTGCAAGTATGGCCTGAAAGCTGTGGGCGCAAGAAAAGGTCCTGGCAGTGTTGACCGCTCTATGAAGTGGTTGCAGGGCCTGACGAAAATTGTAATTGACCCCGCCAGATGCCCGGACACGTACAAGGAACTGACACAGTACGAATATGAGCGGACAAAAGACGGCGAGATCATCAGCGGATACCCCGATAAAGATAATCACCATATCGACGCGGTGCGCTATGCCACCGAAGAGATTTGGGGCCGCGTAGGACAAAACCAGATGGAGCGGCGCAGAGCCGGATGGAATTGAGGTGAACCATGAAATACTTCCAAGACTTAGAGAAAGCAGGACAGGACGAGGCGGCACGGATGAGCTTCATCCAGTCAGCAATTACAGAGCATAAGGCGAGCCGAGAGTATACCACGGCGTTAACCGCGCGGATGTACTATGACGGCGAAAACCCGACTATCAACCGATACGAAAAGTTGGTCTATGACAGTCTGGGCAAGGCGCATAGAGACATCTGGACGGCAAACCACAAAATCGCAAGCCGTTTCTTCGGCTTTGCAGTTGACCAGTTGACAAGCTACCTTTTGGGCAACGGCGTGACGTTCGATGATGAGGCCACCAAAGGCAAGCTGGGCGCGGATTTTGACAAGCAGGTCATGGACGCAGCGAGAGAGGCGCAGATTGGCGGGCAGGCGTTCGGATTCTTCAACGTGGATCATGTCGAGGTGTTCGGCGAGGACGAATTTGCGCCGCTGTATGATGAGCGCACGAGCGCATTGCGTGCTGGCATTCGTTTCTGGCAGCTGGCAAGCGATAAACCGGAATGCGCCACGCTGTACGAGCAGGATGGCTACACCGAGTACATCAAGCCCACGAACGAGGGCTGGCAGGTGGAACAGGAAAAACAGGCGTACAAGCTGACCGTGATTTCCTCCCCCGCCGATGGCCGCGAAATCGTGGACGGACGGAACTATGACGGATTTCCCATTGTGCCGCTGTACAACAACGACAAGCACAAAAGCGAGATCGTAGGGCGGCAAAATACCATCGATGCGCTCGACCTCATCACTTCCAACATGGTCAACAATGTGGACGAGGGCAACCTGATTTACTGGGTGCTGCAGAACTGCGACGGCATGGACGAGCTGGACGACGCGGAGTTTATCCGGCAGCTAAAGCAAACCCATGTGGCACACGCAGGCAACAGCGGCGGCGCGGGCAGCGTTCAGGCGCAGACCGTGGAAGCACCGTTTACTGGCAGCGAGACCACGGCGCAGCGCATTAAGAAGCAGCTGTATGAGGACTTCCAAGCCCTGGACATAGAAGCGTTGACCGCAAGCAACCAGACCGCCACGGCGATCAAGCTGGCGTATGCGCGGCTGGACCTGAAAGCGGATAAGTTCGAGGCGCAGGTCACGGACTGGATTCTCGGCCTTCTCAAGCTGGCGGGCGTGGACGATAAGCCCACGTACACCCGAAACCGCGTTATCAACACACAAGACGAAATCCAAACGCTTTTACAGGCGGCGCAGTATCTGACCGATGATTACATCACCCGCAAGGTGCTGACCATTTTGGGCGATGCAGATAAGGCCGATGATATGCTGGAGGAAAAGAGCGCGGAGGATTTGGAGCGGTTCAGCGCGCAGCCAGTGGAAGAGCCAGAGGTGAGCGAGGATGGCGAAACCTGATGAAGCCCACGTCTGGACAGACGAAGAACTTGCCAAGCTGGAAAAGCGCATTGCAGAGGTCTACAATACAGCCGCAGAAGAGCTGGAGCAGACTATCACAGAATACTTTGCCGGTTTTAAGCTACGCGATGAAAAGCAAAAGGCGCTGATAGGCACCATCGTCAACGGCAAAGAGTACACCGAACAGGATTACAAGCAGTGGCGGCTGGCGCAGATCGGGCGCGGTGAACGGTTTGAAGATTTGCGGGATAAGATAGCCGAGCGATACACCGAGGCCAATGAAACGGCCATTGCTTACGTCAACGATAAGACACCGAGCGTTTACAGCCTGAATCGAAATTATAGTGCGTACACCATCGAGAAGCAGGTGGGCAACGTGGGCTTTACGTTGTGGGATGAAAGCACCGTAAAGCGGCTGATTGTGAGCGAGCCGGACGTGATGCCGTATTACCCGAAAGAGAAAGCCGTGAAGCGCGGTTTTGATTTGGATTATG